CTATTCTTGGATGGTTTTCATAATGTCCTGTATATTCTGGATTGTTATGATGATGGTGATGAATGGGGTTATGATGAGTTCTGGGAATCCTTAAGTATTGGATGGTTTAGGGAATACATCTATCCTTATGATGACCCATATAATCTAACCATCAGTCCAGAGCGTAGGTTGCGATTAGCACAAGAACTACCAAAGATTACTCTATCAGTAGAGGATTATGATGAACTTGTGAGACGAATTAATGAACCACCACAATACAACGAAAACCTTGCTAAATTACTTCAACATAAAGCACCCTGGGATGAATGATTATGAGTAAACTTAATTATTACCATGCCGTGGTAATTATTGTGGTATTTGTTGCCGGATTTTATATGTTCACGACAGAAGATAAACCACCGGCACCAGAATCAAACTTCACGGTGGTTGACAAGTATAAAGGATGTGATGTGATACGCTGGAATCATAATCAATTTGCCGAATACAAATACTTTTTATACTGTGAGAAAAAATGATTATGAAACATCAGCAGAAGAGAAAGAAACACACCAATCATTCTATGAGTAGTGGAAATGGTGTTCCTTGGGCAACATCTAAAATATTTACAAGTGTATATTCCAAGCATTTAGATGTTAGAGGACCTGGGTTTACTGAACTCAATAAACCAAAAAGTGAAGTAATTCCAACAATACTTAAAATTATTAAAAAATGACCGAATTCAGTTATAATACCATAAGAAACCTTTGTATGTGTATTTGTTAGGATTGCGTAAACTCTTAATCAAACCACTTCCATTACTTCCATCACCTATCTGTCGTATTGCCTCACTAATGCTTTCATAGTATACTTCAACGTGAGTCACTTTATGTACTCCTTTGACTGAACGTTTATGAGTTTTTTTGTCTAATACTTTCCATCTGTATCCATAGTAGGTATTACCTTTCTTTGCCGCATTTAATACATTACCATTTCTTTTTTTATCTCCGGTAAGTTCTAATGCAGCTTCTCTTGAGTTCTCCCATTCTTTAACTTCACCTGTTTCAATGTGTGTACCCTGAACTCTGATACTTAAACACTTACCGGTTGAATAGGTTCTTCGGTAATAATAGGTTCGGGAGGTTCTGGTTTCTTTTTGGGTAGAGGATCATTATATTCTGGTTTATATTGTTCAAACCAATAAGTTACCTTATCTTCCAGTATTTTCTCATCACATTCATCAATCTGTTTAATCATGAACTTGTGTAGTCCATATTGACGGAATGCTCTGTGTATAAGTTCCGTGGACATTCTATTTGATGCCTGAATGTGATTCTGCCATTCTTTATTCATTGACAGTGTGGTTGCATTCAGGTACTTGTGCCCGGTCTCTTTGTTGATGATAATGTATACTATACCCTGTGCCATATGTGGTGTATTGTAAAGAACGACTATAGTATTGTATGTATGTTATTATAGTATTGCAAAGAACGACTATAGTATTGTGTCTATACTCTTTTGTTATGGTTTGCTTATATTACTGATAGTGTTGTGGAAAAACCTGTGGAAAAGTATATTAATCTGGGGAATACTTATAAATATTCTTTCTTCTAATTTAATGTGAGATCTTATTGGATAAATGTGAGTTAATGTGAGATCTTATAATTTAATGTCCGATCTTATAATTTAATGTGAGATCTTATAATTTAATGTGAGATCTTATAATTTAATGTGAGATCTTATAATTTAATGTGAGATCTTATTGCAAGTAAAGCGAGCATACCATAAGACTCGCAGTTTGTCAACCCCACCCCCGCGAAAATGTGCCGAGACCCACATAAGACTGCCCAGGGACTTGACAATCCTTAGAATCTAGTCTAGAATACTCATAAGCACACAGAATCTAGTCGAGAATATCAGCAAATCTAGACGAGACCCACACATAAGTACACAAATCTCGACTAGAATGCATATATACTATCACATTCTCGTCGAGATATCATACTTGCATCTCGTCGAGATTTGTGCTATACTATCAACGTTCATACAATCTCGACGAGCTTATGTACGACGACTACGATCTCGACTACACATACACAAACGACTATGGGAATCTAGACGAGTATTATACATCAGATCTAGATCTAGACGAGGACTATGCACGAGATGCACATGATTACGAATCACTTGCATATCGTCACTATGCATGATATAATCTAGATACATCGCACACGAGGACACTATGATTGCACAGAAACGCAGGGTACGTGTAACACTAGACATCATGTGTTATGATGATCTAGATGTAGAGAATATGGACTGGAAAGAGTTACTAGAACTCGAAGGTGACGAAGAAGTCTATACTAGCATCAAAGATCTAGACCCTTACGTATGATGTGACAGTTCTCAAAGTGGCATATAACCCCTTGCAGTTTGCTCTGTGAGGGGTTATATTATGTTCGTGGTTGAGGCATTCTCTACATTCTCCTCCCACCCCTAATGTTATGAAACTCTTCATCGCTAAGTTCTACCAAACTCTGGTTTTAAATGTTGCTACCATCGCCGCAATCGTTGTTGGAATTGTACAATTTGCTGTTCGTTCGTTCAATGAGAACAACGGGGCAGAAAAGACCCGTAAGGTGATTCAAACTGTTCTAGTGTTCATCAACACGAACACTGAACGCCTTATGGTACAACTTACTGAACCTACTGTGCCAGTTGTAAAGGTGGCACAGAAAACTACCAAACGGCGCTGAGACCTGTTATATTACATTCATACCTGAGAAACCCAAATGACTCAATTCCAAACCATTGTGATTGGTGAAGATGACAACGGTTTCTATAACGAACCGACCCTGCATTCTTCTCAGCGAGCAGCAGACAAGTGGGGTCGTGATATGTTAGTTGGTGCCAGCGTTTATGGTTACGTGATTGTTAAGGTAGATCACGAATCCTGGACGGTTGTTGATGAGAACGTGTACGGTTGTGAGTATAGCGTATACCACGACGGATACGGTTTCGTTAAAGTTAAGAAAGAAAACCCTGCCAAGTTGGTGATGGTGTGACAGTCGCCAAACTGGCACAAACCCCCTAGACTTCCTGCTTCATTCCTGTTATTCTACATTCGTTCCTGAGAAATTCACCGATGTCCGTCACGATGACTGCCAACTACAAAGAAATCTTCGCTGCTCAAACTGTAGAGAAGATTGATGAATTGCTGGAAGACAACTATGCCATCGATGATATTCTGGAGTTCATCGACAACAACAACGAAGATGATTTCGTTGCATTCTATGAAGAATACGTGACTCACGGTGAGGATCTTGGTTATGATGTTGTGGATGCATTCGTAGGATATCACGGGATTTCCTATGTTGAGCACGTTCGTGATGCCTACCGTGGGCATTATGATTCGGGTGCTGACTTTGCCGAAGAATATTATAACGATGTCTACGGTGATGTTCCTTCCTTTCTTGTTGTTGACTGGGAAGCAACTTGGGAGCAAAGTATGAAGTATGATTTCGACTTCGTGGATGGTTATGTGTTTAGTTCTTCGTTCTAGGGTATAATTCAAGAGGAAAGAGTTTGCCTCTCTTTAAGTAAAAGTTACTCCTGTGGTGCTAATCATACTGTACAATATTGGTGGTAGAGGTTATAAGGAAAGGGGTGGTGCCCTTTCCTTTTTTCTTGCATTATATAACTATTTCAAAGCTGCCCCGGTGGCGACCGTTTGCGTCATCAGGGCGACCCTGCCCCTCTCTCCCTTGTCCCCATATTATAAACCCCTTAGAGGGGCAGGGGGAGGGGTCCTGTGCCACTTCCTGAACTGGCACCCTACCGGTTGCGTTGGCACCCCAGCCGTGCCATACTAACAGTATGAAAAACACCCACCTCGAACACCCCGAAGATACCATCCTGACGGGAGACCTTTCTGTTCTGGATTGGTTCGTGAATTCTGGCACTCTGAGTGTCAAGATTGATGGTGCTCCTGCTATTGTCTGGGGCACGAATCCTGCCACCGGAAACTTCTTCGTAGGCACCAAAAGTGTGTTCAACAAAGTTAAAATCAAAATCAATGAATCGCATGAGGACATTGATGCAAACCATGAGGGGAATGTAGCACAGATTCTGCATTCGTGCTTCGATCATCTGCCCCGTGTGAAGACAATCTATCAGGGAGACTTCATCGGTTTCGGTGGATTGAATGAGTACACTCCTAACACCATCACCTATCAGTTCGGTGACATTGTAACGCAAAACATTATCATTGCCCCGCATACGTGTTACTATGCTGAGAGCGATCTTCGTGACGCTGTGGCAATGCCTGACCGTAGCATCTGGACTGACACTCAACACGTCAAGTTCGTGAAACCCGAAGCATACATCCTGCACAATCAGGAGTCCTTCGCTGATGTTGAGGAGGTCTGTAAGTTCGCCCGTGTGATGGCACTTGCTGTGAAGTTCGTTTCTGTAAAGGAAGCGGCAAAGATTAAGCAACAACTCAACGCCTGCATTCGTTCGGGTGATACTATCACTGCTGCCGACTTTGATTGTGACCCTAACCTGATTGGACTGTGGGCACTGGTGAAGTCTATCAAGGATGATTGTTTGTTCCTGTGCCGCAATGATGGTCCTGCAGCATACATCAACGGCAACCGTATTGATGCTGAGGGTTACGTGATGACCAATGAGTTTGGTATGTTCAAACTGGTGAATCGTGAGGTCTTCAGTTATGCCAACTTCAACCACGGTCGGTTCCAGTGTGCCGGTTGAGGAACTGTCACACGGGGGGTTGAGATGCCCCCCAACCCGTGCCATACTATGTTTGTTGAGAGGGAAACCCACCATGTTTGATGAACTCTGGAGTGAGATTGCCGACAGTCAAGGTGAGATTTTTGACCTTGACATTCCCGAACTTCGTGATGAGAAGTTCGATGTGAATGAGTACCTGAACGCCAACTACGATTACTGATGATGACACCTGACACTCTGAACTTTACTGGCAACGCTGTTACCTTCCTCGGTTTGATTGGTGTGATTAGCACCGCAATCATCGTGGTTACAGTATTTCGTTCCTACTTCAATTCTCCCCTGCGTAAATGAAGTTTCAAATCACCGGAATTGAGTTTGACTTTGATGATGAAGATGAGATGGATGCCTATGATAAAGATAGGTTAGCATCTCAAACTATCGGTCAAATCTGGGATGCTGATGATGAAGATGATTTAGTTGAAGAAATCACTTGTGCCACTGGTTGGTGTATCAAATCCCTTGATTTTCGTCACATTCTTAACACTCACTGAAATGAACCTCACTTCCCAACAACTGAATCAACTGGTTGAAAACTACGCCGAGCGTATTGTAGATGAGATGGATGTCAAATGTCTGGTGCAATTTGCCTATGATACGATTGTAGAGAACATGAGCAACATGGGACCTGAAGATGTATTGAATGAAATTGCCGGAGTGTATGATGAAGAAACTCTGCAGGAACTGGTGGATGGTGTGACACCCTGAGAACTGGCACAGGGCGCCCCCGCTGGTGCCCTCCGACCCCTTATAATTGATTCATACCAAACGGAGCGCCTCAAATGCAAATCACCAAGGTCTACGCTGTCATCGGTGGTTGGGAGTATGAAGGTGAGCACTTTGATTCCTTGCGCCTGTATGATTGCAAATCTGCTGCCGAAGCATACTATCAGCGCCTGACGGATGTTGATGGATACGATTATGCTATGATGGAAGTCAAAGATGTTCGGATGGAATCTGCCCTTGCCTGTGCCGCCTGAGGGACTGGCACAACGGGGGCAGCGGATGCCCCCCTGACCCCTTAGAATTATCCCATACCAAACAACCCCAACCAAATGCGAATCGAAGTCCGTTACCAGACCCCCTACAACGCTTGCGAGTGGCGCTCCCAGTGGTTCCCGACCCTGGCAGAGGCAGAGCGTATGGTAGACTTCTACAAGTCCTGCGGGTCCCCCTCCCACATCGCTCCCTCCTCCCTGGCACAGTTCGCCCACCTGACATAGTGGCACAAGGGGTCTCCCCCCGCCCCCCTGACCTGCTACAATTAACTCAGTTCACACCCCGAACCACGATGAAATTCAACACTCACAACCTGATTGATGCCGACCTGTTCTACTTCGGTTTCGACCTGAACGCTCCCCAAACTTCCGGAGAATACCTGGGCATTAGCATCGGCACCCTGTATCTGGGAATCTATGATCTGGGCAGCGGTCTGGAGTTTGCCTGCGGCATCCTGAACGAAAACGGTGCCCTCTGAGGACAGTTGAGGGGGTGGCATAACGCTGCCCCCGAACCCCCCTCCAACCCCTTATAATTGATTCATACCAAACAACCCAACCAAATGGCAACCGCAACCTACCAGACCTGCCTGACCGATACCACCTACAACGGTTGGACCAATTATGAAACCTGGAACGTTGTTCTGTGGATTCAGAATGACGAAGGGATTCAGGATTTGATTGAGCAGAATGAAATCTGCTGCTATGAAGAACTGCTGGAAATGTTCTACGAATTCGGTGCTAAAGAAACCC